GCCATGCTGGGTTATCAGGCTGAACTTCTGGAAGAAGGTACACGTGATATCCGATTCCTATACAAGAAACCTGAAGGAGGCATGGCACCACAACAGCCCGGTATGGGTATGGGTATGGGTATGGGTGGAATGCCCGGAGGAATGCCCGGAGGAATGCCCGGTCGAAACATCCCTCCGCAGTTAGCAGGGGCAATGGGGGGTCAAGCCATGGCAGGTATGGCTAATCCCGGTGGAGAAGGAATGGGTATGAGAAACCGTGGTCCTGCGGCTCCTCAACGACGAGGGGGAATGAGCGGTTCACCAGTATCTTCAGTACAGCAAAGGGGCCCACAGCCGGGACTCGCTGAACAGAATATGTCACAGATGTTGAATGCTCGACAATATAGAGGAGCGTGAGAAAGGTTGAAGGTATTACCCTCTGTGCGCTATGACATGGCCGATTTAAAGAAGTTGGACCCGATGGCTCGAAAAATGCGTGTACATGTTGATGGATTCTACAAAGCAGTTGAAGAAAATGATACTTCAGCCGCAAGGAACCACATCAATGAAATCAACAAGTTTGCTGGTTATTTGAGCAAAGATGTTGAATCTCTGATACACAAGAGTGAGAAAACAATTGGTGTCAATGATATCTATGCAGGTGGAGTACCTGTAAAGAAGTTCAATACTATTGAGAAGGTCCACCCATCTGATGACAAGGTTCTACCGGGAACAATCAGAACCAACAGGATAGGTAGTATTATGCGACCGCAGAGCAACAGAAACCTACAATGAGTTGATTATATGAGTGAGGAGAATGAGGGAACTCCAGCAGAGAGATTGATGGAAGTACTGATTCAGAAGATGGAATCAATGGATAGTACTATACAGACACAACAAGGTGAATTGAAAGCATTGAGAAAGGCCGTGGCTAATCCTACTAAACTATTCAAGAAGATGGGATTCATCTCTACTCAGACACCATTTGCAGAAGATGTCATACCTGATGTATTCAGAGGAGAAAGTAGCGGCCTTCTCAAGGGAGAAGATAACGAAGAGGTAACTTTCCCACAAAGTAATGAAGACTTTCACAACATGGATTGGACATCTATCCATGAGTTAGCAGACCAAGCCAAGTCGGCTGGTCATACTGGCAACGTACCCGCATTGGAGTGATATAGATGAAACCTCGATTTGAACCACGTAGCGCACAATTTGATGAATTGATGAAGAAGGCAAAAAAGACTGCCACTCGTCTTGAGAAGACTGAACCAACAGAAGGAGCCACTATCGGTCCATCACACTTCGTGACCGAGACTGGTGGTAATACTCCAATCAGGACAGCGCACTATTCTACCAACCAATCACTCATCAAGGTTGAGGATATAGCCAACAAAGGAGCAACCATGGAACAATCCAATATATTGGAAGCAGGATTCAAGGAGACTTATCCTACCAATGAATCTACACTTGGAGCCCATGCCATGGGTAGTGATGAGAATCCTACTGGCTTGGCTAAGCAACTGGGTGCGACTGGCGAGCAACTCCGACTCAGCAACATCGCCAAGTCTGTCGACCGCCTGTCCCGCCGTATTTGAACGGCGGTGATGGTATGCGAGAAGGGCCAGCAGATATCTATCAGCGGGCTCGTCGCACTTTCTTCAATTCCGTAATGGATGGTATCGGCAAGGCCGATAGTGCAGCAGAATATTATTTTGCTCTCATCAATCTACAGCGACATGATGGTATCATCAAGATGGATGAGATTGACGTAATGCTTCAGAATATGGTTGGTCCCATACTCAAAGATGAGCAAGACGCATGGGAACAGGCTGAACAACAAAGGCAATTACAACAAATAGAACAACAATGGCAACAAATGGAACAAAGTCAACCATTACAGGAATGGGAATCCCAGCGTCATGAAATACAACCAATGACAGAAGCAGGTACTGGACCTGATGAGCCTCCATTACAGCAACTCAGTGAAGTTCAGTCACAAGCCGGAGCCGTAGCACAACCTGAATGGAGCCCTTGGGCTGACCCTTCAGCACAGATTGAACAGTTGTGGGACCCAGCAGGGATGGCTCTTGACAATCACCACTGGAAAGGTCGTGTAAGAGAACCAGAGCATCCTGACTTGGCTGGAAGGTCTTGGATAAGTATGCTTCATCCGAAAGCCGCAGGTTATAGTGACTCACAGGGATATGAGCATGAGAGTCCTATGGGCCCTGAGTTTCATCCATTACATGAAGGGTATGATTATGACAACCCGAAGGAAGGAACACATCCACCGTGGACACAATTAGCATTGGATTATGTCTTACCTCCTGAAGGCGGTGGAGATTCTTTGGCACAGATAGATGGGCAGAAAGAGAAAGCATGGCAAGATTATTACAGGAAGCATCCAGATTTTGAAGGAAAACCACATCCTGTATTTACCAGCGCATCAGGAAAGAATCGCTTTCTTGGTTTGATGGAACCTTTCCAGACTGAGGCTGAGTTCTATGAGAGAGATTATCAGAATTGGCGTACACAGAATGATGATTTGCTATCACATTCTGATATAACGAGCCTTCCTGAACAAGAGCAAGATGCTCAACTCAGAAAAATGCATGGCGAGCACAAACGTAAGGAATGGTTGAGTGATGAGGTCATTGAAGAAGATGGACGAAAGCACAAGGTAGGTATGGGACCCAAGGATTATCATGGTGGGCTATTGTTCGGTTTTACACCTCAAGAGAGAACGGCGATATATGACCACATAGATGAACATGGTACGGATGACCCAACGAAGGCGCACGTTAGGGCAGCACAGAATTACAATATGGGAAGATACAAGAGAAGTCACACGCCAAGATTCATGGCTGAATATGAGTTTATGTGTAGACCCACTGGCTTGCTCGGCCCTCCTGTTGAGAATAAACCTATAACAATAGGTACAGGTAGTATCAATCCGGGTGATATGAGACAGAATCTACGTTCTCAAGATGAAAGCGCATTACATTCTAATTATAGAGACCATCTGATATCACAATCTAAAGAGTGGAATGATTGGTCATCCACAGAGAAGAAAGCCCAACAAAAGATATGGAATGAAGAAGAAGGTTTACCTAATCTGGACCTTGGTGAATTGGTTGCAGTTCCAGCAGGTGAAGATAAACATCTCAATACTCGCACACTCTATGCATTGGCTGGTGTAGACCCAAAGACTCAGGAATATTATCCTGAAGGTAAACATCCACACTTTCCTAATTGGTCTCCTGACAATGCGAATATGCCTGCTGATAGACCTAAACAGATATTGGAAGAGATGGCAGAAGATGCAGCGCAGGCATATCGAGGAAGGCACGCACAGAATGCTTTACAGATGTATATGGCACATTATGTCAGTCCTGAGCATCATAAATCTGAACATGGTGATTATACTGGTGGAGATAATACCACGTTCCTTACCCATCATGGAAAATTGTTCCGTGGTATAGGTGGAATGGGGAGAAACGCCAACATTATGCCAGAACTTTATCATGATAATGCAGTGCATACCAAAGAGGGAGATTATTCTCACTCTATGCATGGGACCAAGTATAATATGACACCTGAGCAATTAGAGGGTATGGACCGTTTAAGTGAAGACCAAACCCACAGACAAGTACATTCTCGAAGATTATTCGGGCAACATAATGTAGCATTCCAGCCTCATGATGGTAGTATAGGGCTTATGGGACCATTCACATCAGTTGCACCTGAGCGTACTGCTCGAAGTACAGTAAATGTCAAGGTCGACCCCAAGACAGGAGATTTGGTTCGGACACCATGGAAGAAAGTCGACTATCTTCCTCCACCACCTGCACAGATGGTCAACCAATGGAATACAAGATTCGGTCCAAAAGCAGAAGCGGCCAAAGGTAATGTGGCTATGATGGGTAATAGTCTGGATGGCCCTACTCTAAATACATTACATACGAATTATCATGAAAACTATTCAGACCGTGATAAACGATTATTTGCTCTCCGAGCGTTGACTAATGGAATATACAGTAATGGTCGAGATTCATATGCTGCACTTCAGAATATGTTCACTAAGAAGCCTAAGCCTGCAAAGGGTATGAGTACAGTAGATGAGCATTATGCACAGAAAGAGACAAAGCGAGCAGCACAGCATGGTTTCCATCGTCCTCCTATGGACCCACAAGAGGACTTCATACCATTTGATGCATTAGAAGATAGGCACATACCGATGTTAGGTGGAGTGGCCCGCCTTTCAGAATTGATGAGGACAAGTAAGCGTACTGAAGGAGAAGGTGGATTAGGAAAGCCATTACCAAAACTACATCAAGGGTGGTCTGACAAAGAACATCAAGCAAATGAACTTAGTGAAGAGATTGGTAGAACAAGGCACAGGCTGGCAAGTAATCCTGAATTGAGAGAATCTTTGGGTGAAAATCTCCATGTATTGTACAGCCAGATGGAGGAGATGGAAGATGCATTGGAACAGATGCATCCGCCGGGAGTCAGAGAACTACCTTCAAGAAAACAAGTTGTTGGGCTACCAGAACAGAAGCACCAAAGTGAAGATGAAAAGTATCGACATGACCATGAGGCGATATGGCCCATGTACAAGAAACTCAAGCAACAGGCCAAGTTAGATGGCCACTCTATTGAACATGAAGACCCTGATATATACATGGGTAACATTCAGGCAATATTAGCAGCAGCGAACACTTCAATCAATCGCTCGAATCCTCGAGACCATGGTATTACTTCTCTTGGGACCGCTCGTCATGAAAAGGAAAGGAGTGTTCTTGGAGGTGGAGAACCACAAGAGCAAATCAAGAATCATGTACATGAGTATGGTAAGAAGTTCTCAGGAGAAGATAACATTCAGCATATGGCCAATATGTTGGGTCTGGATATGAATGATGCGAATCATGAGAAAAGTTTGAAACATCTAAAGAAACAACTTCAAAATATGGCAGTTGATGCAGGAGATGAACATCTACAATTCCCTGTCATGCGAGTTGAGGATGCTACCAAGGCTTTACCTAAAGTCGGTGGGCATGAGTTCGCAGATGACCATGACTTGTCTGGAACTGTGAAAGATTTGTTGGCCCAATCAAAGCATCAGAGAGGAAAGATTAGTGCAACTATGCCTGAAATACAGGCACCGACTATGTTGGGAAAATATCTTGGAGAAGGAAAATATGTTGGAAGAAACCCAAGAACCCTTCAGAAGGAACTTGGATTACACTGGGTAGGGGCCCACCATCGGAATCTTCAGGCTCATCCTGCCGTATCTCCACATGCACAGCCACATATTCCAATCAATATCAATTCAGTAGTAGGAAAGATAAACAGGCTAAAACAACAAGGCTTGGTTGATTCTAATTTGAAATTGACCAAAACTGAGAAAGGAGATATCAAGGCTCACAATGGAGTACAGGCATCGGAATCATTCTTGGTTTCTCATCCTCATATTGAGCCCAAGAAGGTAATGTCCACTAAGTCAGAAGAATATGGTACTGTTCAAGTTCCAATAGGTCACGCTGGCCAGCCACATGGGCATGGAATCCATTCAATGTTTGATTCTCCCGGTAGCCGAATGAATTGGGGACATTCTCGACCAATGACTGTAGAGCCAATTGTAGGTCACGATGGAAAAGTATCCTTCCGTTCTCATTCAGTACCTATACGAAAGAGATTCAAGACATTGACCAAGAAAATGATTCGTGGCATCGGAGAACATCAAATACTACCACACTTAGGCCCTCACAATCCACCAGAAGCCCGAGAACACTTACCAGCACAACTGCGAGCCAACGATATAGGAGAGACACCACAAATGCGAGGACCTCATACACTTGGTAAAGCAGCCACAATGTTGGCATCTCTCACTAATCCTGATGTTCTATTGAAGGTGGATATTGAAAAACCACCACCATTACAACCCATGCATCGCATATTCGAGCCAAAGGACCTTGAACATCTCAAAGGGTTCAGTGGAGACTGGGTAGTCACTCTGATGCCGGAAGGTGTGCGTCATTTCATCCGTAGGAAGGACGATGAGATTGAGGCATGGCAGGCTACCGGTGGTGAGACTGACATAAGTGATGAGAATAAGGAATCCCTGAAGAAAACCACTGACAAGGACTTCTTCATCGACACCATCTATGTAGGTGACGAGTGTCATGTATTCGATATACTGGAGTTTGATGGTAAAGATGTGAATGACATGCCCTCTCAAGAGCGTATGAAAATCATGAGGGGAGGTATGGAAAGCCATGAGAAGATATTACTTCCCGCTGCCTACAATACACGACTCACGGATGATGCTGGTCTGGATTCTACAATAGAGAGTCTACAGAAGGAAGGTGAGAGAATATTGCTGAGAGATGCTCAATCCACCTATATGGTAGGTGAGAAGAGACATCCGAAGTGGGTACTGCTACAGCCCGGACAGGATGTGAATCTTATGATTCTGGAGAGAAAGGGCTCTGGACCATACACTTACCGATTGGGTACAGGGCCTGTTTCTCATGATGAAGATGCAGATGACAGGATAGTCGAGTTGGATGATGACCCTTACATGGATGTGGGTTCTACTTTCCAAGATGAGAAGAAGTATGAGGTTGGAGACCATGTCAAGGTGAATGTAGACAGCGTCACATCCTCTGGTGAAGATGGGAATAAGATGTATACCATACACGCAGGTAACATAGAAGAAGAGGCTGAAGGAGAAGCACTGGCAAGTCTGGATACTCTGAATACCATGACCAAGTCAGAATGTATACATTGGCCACATGAGATAGGAAGAGGAGCATTTCACATTCAAATCAAGTTCCCACTGGGAGATATTGTATACAAGACAACTCAGCGTAATGGGCAGTGGATGGTACATTCTCCTCAGAGTGACAATAGATGGTTACTGAGAATGGCAGAGAGTCAACGTCCATTCTGGGCTCCAATCGCTGGTTTGATTCTGAAGGCTGACCTCGATGTGGTGGAACAGAAGGCAGAGGTTCATGAATCTGAAGGGGAGGGAGAACCACTCATTCCTCCAAAGAAAGTGAAGAATACCGACCATTGGGAAAAGATGGTCGAGGCTCTCAAGACTGTAGAGAAGGCTGTAGGTAGTTTTGGTCATGCATCTTCAGGTGCAGCCGGCCTTGGTATAGACTATGCTACACCTATCCAATCACCTCATGGACCTACAGAAAACACAGATGCACAGGGGATGCCTGACTATGATTCGGTCAAACGACCAAGTGAAGACCCTGAAAAGCCCTATGACAAGACAGGAAAGAAGCCGCAGTCCATCGATTTACCACTGGAGACCGAGGAAGGAATCGCTGAATTACATGTGGATGAGGAAGAGGCTGTCCTCCGTATCTGATTAAGTAGTATGACTGTTCCTATCATCAAAACATGGTCGCAGCAGCCCTGAGGATGAATCCTGTCATGGAGACAGGTAATATCAGGCTTCTCAAGGCCAGCAATGACCTCATCGTCGCAGGCTATGCCAGTGTTGAAATGGTTGACAAGCAGGGCGACCTCATCACACGTGGTGCACTCAAGAATGCATTCGGGGAGTTCATGAAGGCCGCAGACTTCAGAAACGTACAACTCGCACATTCCAACATACAGGTTGGGCAGGTCATTCCTGAATATACTGACTCTGAAGGACGTATGTGGAAGTCATCTGTAGATGATGCAGGTATGTTTGTCGTCATCAAACTACGTGATGACATTGAGAAGGCCCGAGAAGTGGCCAATGAGATTCGCAGTGGGAACCTGAAAGGTTTCAGTATTGGAGGACAGGCGTTCAAGCGCATAAACAAGCATGACTCAGTCCACGGTGAGTATACCGAGATATCCAAACTGGAACTACATGAGGTGACCATCTGTGAGAAGGGGATAAACCCTGAAGCGACCTTTCGCATATTGAAGGAGGACACAAGCATGACACCAGAAACCGACGCATTGAGTGAACTATCAACCGTATTAGACCGTCTGAACAAGAAACTTGACGATATGGATGACCCCAAGAAAGATGATGAAAAGAAAGCCTTCCCAAACTTCCTCCCTAAAGAGGGTAGTGACGATTCCAATGATTCAGATGATGACGATTCAGATGATGATTCAGAAGACGAAGAACCAAAAGACAAGGACAGTGAGAAGAAGATGACTGACAACTATGAGAAGAGCGACAATGAGTATAGCGACGTGATTACCAGCGATTACTTGAACTGGATGGAGAATACCCTGAAGAGTTCAGGTATCAATGTTGGAGAAGCACGTACACACTTTGACAATCTTGAGAAGGCGAACCTCGGTTCGACCCCTGAAGAGATGGCTGGCAATGAGACCCAGAGAACCGGACAAGCCAAGGGCCACGCTCAAGAAGGTGGAAACCCATCTACTGGTGCTGTCGGCAAGTTGAACTCCGGTGGCAAGTCAGTCAGCAAGGGCGACTTCCTACACCCTGACCATATCAGTCCTGCTGACGTAGAGGCTGCATATGAGGTCTACAAGGCCGCAGCACAGGAACAGCAGTTCAAGAATAGCCTCAACAGCGTATTCTCGGACCGCCTACAGAAGGAACAGAGCGCAGATGCAGAAAGCAGAGCCGCAGCATCCTATGATGCACGTGCCCCTGTAGCAAATATACAGAAAGCAATCGAATCCCTCAGTGAGCGCATTGAGAATATAGGTACTGTAGAGACTGGAACACCTATCCAGAAGGCAGTCAACCGTAGTTCCGATATCGTGATTCCATCCTCAGAAGAACTGGCCGACATGGATTGGTCAGACGTTCATGCTTTGGCAGGTAGCGTGTGGAAGAACTGAGCAAGTTGAATAATGAGAACAAAGGAGATGAAGAAAAATGGCAAGAAACTATGTACGAACAGTCAAGGACCTCGAGCGTTATTACTATGGCGCTGGCAATGCAATGGGATATTCCTACAGTGGTAGTGAACTACTGAAGGCAGATGCACCACTACTGAGCACAACCTCAGGAACATACCAAGCAATCTATGGCCGCAAAGTATGGTCGCAGATGAACCAAGAGTTTAACGCATTCAGCATCCTACCCAAGAAGCCTTGGGACCGCAGTGGATGGAGAATTATTACTGACAAGCCAAACGGTGGAACACTCCATGGTGGAGTTGCTGAGAATGCAACCCTACCCGACACTGTCAAGCCAACTTTCCAGCACATTGCTGCAAAGCCAAAGACAATCGCACACACCTTCGATATGTCTGAAGTCGCTGTGTTCTTGTCTGACAAGGATGACGGACTGGGCGATATCAGAGCAGTACTGAAGGAAGAGATGGGCAAGCACCACGCAGAGATGTGCGCTCAGATGCTTCTGACCGATGTTTCTACAGTTGCAGGGAATAACTTTGAATCCCTCGACAGAATCACTACAGGAGACAGCACCGCTATGACTTCAGGTACTCACTATGCCGCTGGTGAAGACGACATCTATAGTATCGACCGCAGTGCAGAGACAGCATGGGCACACGCAGAGTGCAATGCCGATACCGGTAGTACCAACCGAACCTTGAGTCTTGACCATCTTGATGACCTATTCCAGAAGGTATGGGTACGTGGTGGTAATCCAAAGGTTATCCTAACAGGGTATGACACTTTGATGAGACTACAGCAACTCCTACAGAGCCAACAGAGGTTCATGGAAGAGAAGAGAGTCACCCCAACCTACAACGGTGTGAAGGGTGTACCCGGTATGGAGGCCGGATTCATTGTAGCAACCTACAACGGTGTTCCAATCATTCCAACCAAGGATATGCCGTCAGATGGCATTAGCCGTATGTACTATCTTGATACTGATTACATGCATTTCAGCACAGGTATACCAACACAGTACTTCGAGTCAGGTATCGAGACCGGCGACCCCTTCGCAATCAACAGGCTCGGTCAGGAAGGACTCTACCGAACCATGGGTGAAATATGGACTACGTTCTTTGGAGCGCAAGGGAGCATTCGTGACCTTCTATGAGGGTCTTTTGAGGAGAACAATTGAACAAGGAGATGAAGAAGAATGGCAACAGAAACAGCAACGAGTAATGGATTGACAATATCATTCGATGATGGTGATTTTAGTACAGGCACAGTCTCAATTCTTATGGATTTAGACATGCGAACGGGAACACCAATAGGTGAAACTGCGTGGTTAGACGGCGGAGCAGCAGCAGATTCTTATCCCGGCGCACTGACACCCTTTACAGCATTAAATACTAATGTAACCAACGCAAATGGCAGTATGCGTATGGTAACCATTCAGGCTACCTTGGCAGACGCTGCTGAGCAGACAATGACTATCACTGCGGGTGCTTCAAAGATTATAGCAATTACCGGCTACACCTATTTAGGAACCGATGATGCTCTAACATTGACTTTTACCAACACAGGAACTGCCCCTGCTACTAAGACTGGTGGTACAGTACCAGCAATTGTGGCTCACGGTGAATCAGCCGCTATCTTTACTGTAACAGTAATGCTACTCAACTGAGGTGAGGAAACTTGCCAAGTATCACATATCTGGGACCTTTTCATAGGCGACGGATGCCGGACAGTATGGGAGAGTTCTCTCGAGCAATCCCTACAACGGTATCTCAAGCATGGATGGATAAGTTCAGAAACCATTTACCATCTACTCACTTCAAGATTGAAGGCGATGAGCCGGCATTTGATGAAGGCAACGATGGTATCCCTGACAAAGGCTGGAAAATCAAGAACATCCGTAATTGGCTTAAAACCTATGATATGAACCCCAAAGGTTATGCAACGAAGTCAGGTCTGCTTCAATTAGTGGATGATGTTCTCAACCCAGCCATGGCAGAAGACGTGATAGCAGAGGCTGAAGAACAGGCAGAAGCAGAAGCAGCAACAGAAGAAACACAAGGAGATGAGCAATAATGGCAGTAACAATAGACTCAAGACCAACAACCTTTGGAAATAAAATAGTAGTGACCGGAACATATGCTGCGACAGATACTTCAATTGCTTTGAGTAGCATGATGTCATCAATAGATATGGCAGTAGTGAATCCCACAGCACCTTTGGCACCACAAAATCTTGAAGAAGGTAGTGCGGCTGATGCAAGTGATGCGGCACCTTTCACCTTTGGTGAGTTCGCCACTGTGAGTGGAACGACTATTACAGTCAATACACCCGGAGCGGCTCAGGCTACTATGGGTGGAACTTTCTTAGCAATTGGAAACCGTGGTTGATTGGGGTTGATTCTCCGTGGCAAATGCAGCAAAGGTATTCGAGTTCAAGCCTAATGAAACGGCTGCGAACATTCAAGCATCACTGGATGCGTATATGAGTGGAAAGACCGTTATCAATGTGGCTCATCACTCAGTAAGAGGTATGATTGTATACACAGTATTCACCTCTTGATGGAGGTGGATGATATGAATAGCAACTCTAATCTCGACTTGGAAGACATACAGCGTATGGAGAAGAGAGGCGTTCGCCTTCTTGAGAATCTTGAGCAACACAAAGTTGTATCTGATGGTACCAACCCGTTGCAGGGTGTGGTCACCAAGCAGAGAATCCGTGCTCGCAAGGCAGGAGATGTATTGAATATCGGGTCAGGAACTCGGTGCCAGCACTGTGGTATGCTCTACTTCTGCTGGGTTGCTAAGTGCAGTTCCTGCAACAAGACTATGGAATATAACCTCGGAGAGCGAGAATGATGGGCGACGTTTTGGTCAAAAAGTTGGTACCATCAGATTCATGGCATCCAGAGTATGACTTCGACCACCGGGGGGAATACGGTCATCCGAGTGGTCAAGACAGGAATCTTACTTTAGAAGAAGTAGCAGAGGAATCTGATATACCATTGGCAGAAAAAAGAAAAGTCAAACCAGACTCTCATGTTCATGAGCCGGTTCAAGGACCCGGTTGGCCTTCTGATGCTGGGTATAGTGCACCCACTGAAGAAGAACAATCACTTGATGATGCAACTGAGAAGCCTGTTGCGCCAAAGCCAAAGGTCAAGCGTATTGGTGGTGACCCATCATTCATGGTAGGACCAGAGATGAGAAGAGCAGCAATTCCTTCTAATTCACCTTTGTTTCATGGAGAAGGTAAGGAAGAGGGAGAAAGAGTAGAAGAAGACCCGGAATATCCTACCAAGATGGTCAAGGTCATCAAGGCCAAGCGTGAAGAACATGAGGATATGTCTTGGAGGGCTGTCCAACGTAGAGCGAAGCAAAAAGCAGAGCGTGAAAAGCCATTGGCTGCAAGAGAGGCAATGAGGCGACGAAGGGCAGAAGAAGAAGAGTCAGAAGAAGACTATTACTATCCTACTGAAGAAGAATTAGCCGCAGAGAAGACAGAAGGGGAGGATGCACATAAAAAGGAATTGGAAGAGATAGCGAGACTCGATGCAGAGACTCCTCCTCCTGCTCCAAAGATTAAAAATGTAGAAAGCAAGGAGTATCAAGGTAAAGTCAAGGAAGCAGTAACAGGTGCTAAATCGAAGCCAAGACCTGAAGGTAAGGAGAAGGATTCTCATGCAGGTGACGATAAGCCTGCAATGAGTCGGGCAGAATGGCTGGCCAGTCCTGAAAAGGCTGCACGTGATATGATGCGTGAAGGTCGCAAAGGGAAGTCCACCGCTACAGGTAAAAAAACGGGTAGGATGTCTGTACGAGGAGATACTATCAATATCCTTGATACTCAAGAGCGTGAACAAAGAATCAAGGAAGCAAGCAAGAGACAACAGGCTATTGACCGGAAGATAGCACAAGAGAAGAAGAAGAAACTGAACGCAGTTTCAGAAGTCCCAGAAGAAAGTCGGCAATTTGATGACCGTATGGTAAACCCTCCAATAGTGCGAGCACATGAAGATGAACATGCACCATTTTCACCAGAACATAAAAAGTTATTTGGAAGCGAGTTCAGCAAATATATCCCACTTGCTGGTCTATTGGGGAATATGATATCCAGCGACCCACATGGTACGGCTGCTCTATGGGGAGATGGAAGCATGAACCATCTGCCACAATATAAACAGATGATGGATGGGATGAGAACCAAGAAGGGTTTCCTGACTAAGAATGGTAGAATGTTAAAGGATAAGTTGATTGAACAAATGATGATGTCTATGAGAGGAGGGAATCACAAAGATATTCTTGATGGATTGGGGCTGAGAATAGCAGACCCGAAGTCAGAGATAGCGTTTGGTCAATCAGGTCCCTATATGCAACCTAATGAAACATGGCTTAAACAGCAATTGGCTGGCCTTCGTGGAGAGCACGCAGACCCTGAAGGGGCTCAAGAGGCTGCTTTTCAACAAGGACTGATGCGTCAAATCGAAGGAATGAGTATACCTGAAGAACACCATGGTGAGTTTGAGCAGAAAGTTAGAGAAAAGATGGAAGAAGGGATGGAAAAAGATACTGCATATCAAGAGGTTATCAACCATATGCGCTCTATAGGACAGATTGACCCTCAACCAGAGAAGCCCAGTGAAGAAGAAGCCCCTTATGCAGAGATGTCTGACGCCGATTGGCAGAGACA